GTCAAATTCGTTAGATAACGAAGTTGGCCACGCTCAATCTGGCGTAGAATTTTGCCCCTTCTCGGAGTAATTTCTTGCCGTATCTTGTTAAGATTCCCTTTCTTGGGCAGAAGGAATCTGGATCGAGAACTACAGGAGTTTGTGTGAGTGGTACATATGGGCAGTAGAAGTAACCACTGTCCATGTAACTGTCACCCTTGTAGCCCATAAGGATTTGACCTGTTGGGAACAATGGATCCTTATAGAGTCTCCATCTGTTGTTTACAGTGCCGACATATTGAATGCCGAGGCTACTTGTAAAGCCCTCAGAAGGAGCAGGAGCGAAACCAGCTGTGGCTGTCTCGAAGATTGAGGCAACTTCAGGGCTAGTAACGAGCCAGTTACATCCACCACGTAATGTCTTTCTATGAACGACGTTACTGACTTCTACAACTTTGACATAGAGAGACTCGTATTTTTCCTTGATGGTATCACCAAGGGCAGTGTTGAAGTCCCAACTTGCAACTGTTCCAGCATTATTGCGGAGGTCGCTAAGAACTTCACGGTCAATCTCAAGATTGATTTCTTGAGCGAGAACTGCTGTTAGTTCTGCTTCTGCGTCAAGGTTGTGTTGGCTACGAAGGTCTTGTTGTGCTTCATAACTCCAAACAGCCTTTAATTTTCTTGTTTTTGCAGCAATTTCTTCTGATTCAACAACGAGGTTGACTTCTGGAAGATCTTGGTTGCATTCCATGTTGTATTCATAATTTAATACAACATAACTACTAGCACCTGTTGGTTGGTCCCACGTTAGTGCCAATTCGCCTGTTGTTACATTCAGAGTTCCAACATTAACAGAAGGTCCACCGTGGTTATTAACTGCGTTGAAAGTGAAATTTCCATTTTCTGCTACAACAAAAGTTTGAACTGCAGATCCACCAAGATAAACAGTTCCGGTGACGGTTCCTGCTAAAACTGGAGTGTGCTCAAGCGTATGATTAGTTGCTTGGGCATTTACGTCATCATCAACTGCACTTGATTCATTCTCAACAAATTGATGCGAGTAGTAAACACTAAGGTTAGCGTCACCACTTGCTAATTGTTGAAGGGAATTAGCATCATCGCCTGGGAATCCGCTCTTTGTTGCGCCACGTACTGCGCCCTTATTGCTTCCGTATCTAAAACGGAGGTAATAAACAAGACCAGTTGGACCAAGTAATGGTTGAACTGATACAACTTTATTAGCAATAAGTTGTGGATATATTCTACGAACTAAAGGAATTGAGATCCTTTTGAATTGAGCTACGTCTCCTGAGTCTGTTGATGATTCGTTGATGAGCCTTTGGTTTTCAAGGAGAACGGCAGTGCAAGAACGTGTGTACTTGTCATTGATGTTCTCTAGCAAACCTGTTTGCGCCCAACGAGACTCAAGCTCTTTAGCTTCATTTAAAAATTTAGCATTTGCTTGCATGTTATATTCTCCTTGGTTATACTAAAGATAAATTCATTGGTCAGCGTTTTTTGTTCCCGCAAGCACCTGCATTTCACGTAGCAGGTTGGGTTCAATATTTTCTACCAATGTTGTGTCAACGTTTTTCTTGTTTTCTTTTTCGACCTTGGTGTCGTTCCATTCGGCAACAAGTTCGGGGTCGTCGACAGCACGTCCTCTCCCCTGCACATTCTTTGCCTTTTCAACTCTTTCTTTCTTTTCTTCTTTGACTGATTCTGATATGACTTTTTGATTTTCACGAACAGATTCTGTCAATTTGGTGTTTTCAGCACTAAGTCTTATGTTTCTAGCTTCAAGTATTTTTACTTGACTTGTTAGTTCTTCGACTTTTTTGCTGACCTCATCAATTTTATTATTATTAGCATTAACGAATTCTTCATCGCCAACATAATCAGCAACACACTCTACAACTCTATCAAGAGCTACTTTGTGATCTACTAATCTTGGGTCATTCTCAAGTTCGTTTTTAGCATTTTCGTAGATCTCTGCACCCTTGAATTGCAAGAATGCGTCTACTTTATCAACCATATATTCTTTCATTTCTTGAAGTTTAGTATTGAATTCTTCATACATTTCAACTTCGA